AGTGACTATCTAGAGGTGGTGCGCTCAGTTTATACTGATGCATGCACCAAGTGTTCCGCTGATGTCTTTGATTTACGAGACCTGGAAACAATCAGATCTCGGGTTGAAAATGAAGGAATGTCGTTTTTAACGATATCCCTTCCCCAGTTCAGCAAGTTCTTCGAGAGAAGTCTTGCTGATGGGAAGATTGACTCGACGTCCTTTCCAGGCTTTAAGTCTGTAAAGGGCGGATCAATCCCTGCATTCTTGCAAGGTATGATCAGTCAAATTTTCAACCGTAAGACAGGAGAGATAATTATCTATGGACCCCCAACATCTGATTCAATTGATGTTAGAGGCTTGGCCGATGACGTTCCTACTGTTGTTGAATCTGTACGGCAAGTATGCCGACTATTCGCAAAAGTGGAATTACCGTGTTCCGAAAAACGGATTGCGGACGCCTATCGGTCTTTCACAGAAATTGAGCAAGAGCTTTCAGAATTTTCGGCACCAGAAGATTCGATTTCCGAATTTCGGATCGTTTCTTCTCTTGTCTGGGGTAATGCTTTTCGTGATTTTAGTCTCGATCAGCTTGTTCCCAAACATGGTCCCGGTGCTACGGCAGATCGTATTTCTGGTAATCAGAAGTATGTCTGGCGTCGCTGGCACGAGCGTCTCGAGCCTTACTTCCCTCTAATTGGCTTTGGCTACCCATCTGGGTTGCCCGAGTTATCAGAGGAGCTCGAATTTGTATCGTTCGTTCCGGAGAACGATGAGCAACCTGTTAGGGTTATCACCGTTCCTAAAACTCTGAAGACTCCCCGTATCATTGCCATTGAACCAGCTGCGATGCAATATGCGCAGCAGGCGATTCGAACTTATCTCTATGATAAGCTTGAGTCCTTCTGGTTGACTTCGCGAAGCATTTCGTTTCGTGATCAGTCTAAAAACCAGGCAATGGCTTTGAAGAGTTCTCGAACGGGTCGGTATGCGACTATCGATCTATCGGAAGCTAGTGATAGAGTTCCTCTTGACCTAGCCATGATCATGTTTGAGCAGTGTCCTGATCTTCATGATGCTGTTCTTGCATGCCGTTCCACCCGAGCGTACTTACCTGGTGAGAATCTAATAGATCCTCTCAGGAAGTTTGCCTCGATGGGTAGTGCTCTTTGTTTTCCAGTGGAGGCTATGTTCTTTTACACATGTTGTGTAATAGCCTTACTGAAAGACAGTAATCTCTCCTTCAGCCAGAGAAACGTTTTTAAGGTTTCTCAAGGGCTGAGAGTGTATGGTGACGATATTATCGTCCCTTCCACTCACGCGGATGCTGTTCTCGCTTACTTGCATAAGAACAACTGCAAAGTAAATTCCGCTAAAACTTTCGTTACTGGAAAGTTTCGAGAGTCATGCGGTACTGATGCATATGACGGGTATTCGGTTACACCGATATACTTTCGTCGTGTGCTTCCTGAGAACAGGCGGCAACACTCCGAGTTGATCTCCTTGGTGGCGACACGTAACCA